ACGGTCAATAGCGTGGATCTGTCCGATCATGTCGGTTCGGTGACCGTCACCGAATCGTATGCTGAGGTTGCCACCACCGCTTTCGGTGACACCGCTGTCACCCGGATCGCTGGTCTCGGTGATCACTCGGTCTCGATGGAATTCCACGAGGACTTTGCGACCAGTGAAGTTCACGCCACCATCGCCAGTCTCGTCGGTGGAACGACCACGGTGACGGTGAAGCCGGTCAACGAAACCACGTCTGCCACCAACCCGTCGTTCTCCATGACGGTTCTCGTCACCGAGTGGCCACTGTTGAACGGTGCCGTCGGTGAACTCGCTTCGGCTTCGGTCACTTGGCCGGTGTCCGGTAGCATCACCACCGCCACGTCGTAATCAACTCAACTGAGAGGTACTGCCCATGATCGCAATGAGGTTGGAGGTCGTCACCGAGGACGGCTCTGAGGGAGAGTTCCCGGTGACACCGAAGGTTCAGGTGGAGTTTGAGCGCAACTTCAAAACCGGTATCGGTAAGGCGTTTGAACAGGAAGCCAAGATGGAGCACATGTATTGGCTCGCATGGAAGTCAATGCATTACGCTGGCAAGGTTGTGAAGCCGTTCGATGAATGGTTGAACAAGGTTGTGTCAGTGAACGTCGTCAACGAAGGTGACCGCCCTTTCGACGAGACAGCCTGACATATCTGATTGCTTCCATCTCTGTTGAGACCGGTCTGCCACCTGAATCGTTGATGGCAGACAGTCACATGTTGCGTGCGATAATGGCGTACATGCAAGATCGTGCGAAAGAGGCGAAACGGAGAAAGTAGTGGCAATCAGTTTGTCGTCTCGCCAGTTGTCCACTGGTGGGTTGGAGATTCAAGGCAAGTTGGTCAATGACCGTCAGTTGTTGAGGAAACTTGCCAACTACGACAAAGAGGTTGCGACTCAGGTTCGTGCAGACATCAAACAGTTGGCTGCACCGTTGGAGGGGCGTGCCCGGTCGATTGCTTCAACTCGTGAACCTCCGTTGTCGAACTGGGGTGAGACATGGGGACGGTTGAAGTGGACTAGCCAATCGGCATCCAGTTACAAAGTGTTGTTGGGACGTAGCGGTATCCGTCGTCAGAGCGGTGAGAAGATCATCCCGTTGCTGGTGTTCAAGTCGAAGAATCCTGCCGGATCGGTCTATGACTGGGCTGGCAGAAAGAATCCTGACAACCGTCTTGCGTTCTCGTTGGAACGAGTCGGACTCGGATTCGATTACATGAAGGGTGCCAAATACTCCCGTGTCCTGTTCCCTGCCTACGTCGCAGAGAAGCGTTCGGTGATCCGGAACATCAACCGTTCGTTGGATAAGGTTGCGAGGAGACTGAACCGGGAACTGGGCAACTGAGATGGCGAATCAACCGAACATCCCAATCACATCGTCGTTCAACGACAAGGGTATTCGTGACGCTGAGCGAGAGTTCAAGAGTCTTAGTGACACGATCAAAAAGGCTGGGTCGGGGATCTCGTCAGCAGGACAGACCCTCACCCGAAACCTGACGGTTCCGATTGTTGGCATGGGGGCAGCGATCATCGCTACCTCAGGCAACTTTGAAGCCGGAATGAACCGTGTGCGTGCGGTCAGTGGCGCAACCGGTGACGACTTTGAGGCGTTGCGTGAACAGGCGAAGATGTTGGGTCGCACCACCCAGTATTCGGCGACGCAGGCTGCTGATGCGATGGGGTTCCTCGCAATGGCAGGTTTCGACGTTGATGAGATTTTGGGGGCGTTGCCGAACACGTTGAATCTGGCAGCAGCAGCCCAAATCGATTTGGGTACCGCAGCCGACATCACGTCGAACATCATGTCGGGTTACGGGATCCAAGTTGAGGATTTGGCTGCTGCGAATGATGCGCTCGTCAAGACGTTCACGTCAACGAACACGACGTTGGAAATGCTCGGTGAATCGTTTGTGTATGCCGGTCCTGTTGCGTCGGCGGCAGGCATCCAGTTTGAGGAGGCTGCTGCTGCCATCGGTTTGATGGGCAACGCCGGTATTCAAGGATCGATGGCTGGCACGTCGTTGCGTGGTGCCATCACCCGGCTGCTGACGCCTTCCAACGAGGCGAAAGACATCATGAAGGAACTGGGACTGAATGTCCTAGATGCCGAGGGCAATCTGGTGTCCATGGAGGAGATCGTTCGCCAGTTGGAAAGTTCTGGTGCGAGCACTGCTGACATGATGGAGATCTTCGGTCAGCGTGCCGGTCCTGCGATGATGGCTCTCGTTTCGCAAGGCTCTGAGGCTCTTGCCGATCTGACCACCGATCTGGAAAACGCTGGCGGTACCGCCGAACAGGTTGCGTCCATCCAGATGGAAGGCTTCAACGGTGCAATGACCGAGTTGAAGTCCGCTGCCGAAGGTTTGATGATCGCCATCGGTGACGCAGGACTGTTGGCGTCCATGACGAATCTTGCCGAGCAAACAACGGTGCTCACTCAGAATCTTGCGTCAGTGGACCCAGAGTTGTTGAAGATGGCGACGATCACCGCTGGTGTTGTTGCAGCCGTCGGACCTGCCCTGTTGGTGATCGGCAAGTTGGTCACCCTTGTTGGTGCGTTGGCGAACCCGGTTGGTATCGCTGTCGTGGTGATCGCAGCGTTGACCGGAGCGTTCATCTACGCATACCGAAACTTTGAGGACTTCCGCAACATCGTTGACAACGTGGTTGACAGCGTTGTCAACTTCGCTCAGAACGCTTTGGTGTGGTTGCGTAACGCTTTCGATCAGATCCAGCCGACGTTGCAACGTGTCGGAGAGATCGCCAGCGAAGTGTTCGCCACGGTTGTTGCTGCGATACAGGCAGCGATCCCACCTGTCACCGAGTTCATCACGAACGTCATTGAAACGCTCGTCAATGTGTGGGGTGATGTCAGTCAAGCGGTTCAAGATTTCTACGCCCGGTTCATTGAAATCTTCGGTCCGATTGCCGGATGGTTCAACGACAACGTGGTGTCCACCATCGTGTCCGCAGTCGAATATCTGATCGAAGTGTTCAAACTCATGTACCGGCTTGTGAAACCCGGTATCGATCTGTTGATGGAACTGTTCCAGTTTTTGGCGTACACCATCGCCAACGTCGTCATCTTCATCGTCGGACGGATCAGCGATTTCGTCGGGATGCTGACACGAATCTTCATCGGCTTTTTCGACTATCTGAAACCGGTGTTCTCGCTGTTCTGGGATGGGCTTGTTGTCATCGTCAAAACCGTGTTTGAAATCTTTGAGAACACGATTGAGATCGGTCTGGCAGTCATCCGTGGACTCTTTGAGATCGGCACCGCACTACTGAAAGGTGACTTCGGTGCGGTCTGGGATGCGATGAAACAGATCGTCATCGACGCTTTCGATGCGATCAAAGATCTTGTCGTCACCAGTTTCGACAACATCGTTGGATTCCTGAAAACAGTTCCCGGCAAGATCGCTAGTGCGACCGTCGGCATGTTCGATGGAATCAAAAACGCTTTCAAAGAGGCAATCAACTTTGTGATCCGTGGCTGGAACCGGTTGGAGTTCCGTGTACCCGGATTCTCAATCGGACCCATCGGTTACGACGGATTCACCCTCGGTGTGCCAGACATCCCGTTGTTGGCGGATGGTGGCATTGTGAATCGTGCGACGCTCGCTGTGATCGGTGAGGCCGGTCCTGAGGCTGTTGTTCCGTTGGATCAGATGCGTGGCGGTTTGGGTGGTTCGACGTACAACATTACGGTGCAGGCCGGTGTTGGCGATCCCGGCCAGATCGGTCAGAGTGTGGTTGATGCGATCACGGCGTATGAGCGTCGGAACGGGGCTGGTTGGAGGGCAGCGTGAGCATCCTGCCAGCAGCGACCGAGGTTGCGGTCTATTTCGGTGACTCGCTCGCCTACGACAACAACGATGCCTATGAGGATTTGTTGCCGTTGTATTCCGGTGAAACCGGCACGTTGGTGACATCTGATGTTCGGCAGGTGTCGGTGCGTCGTGGACGTTCACGTTGGTTGGATCAAGCGCAGTCAGGCACCATGTCGGTGACGTTAGATAACCGTGCGAGAGCGTACGATCCGACATCCGGAGCCACTTACAGTTCTGCGATCACTCCTGCGAAACGAACGATTGCGTACACAGGTTCCACCATCATCTTCGACGGGAACATTGATGACTGGGATTTGAGTTACACGTTGGATGGTGACGCTGTGGCGTCGTTCGTTGCGTCTGACGTGTTATCTCGGTTGGGTCGCACCAAACTTGCTGCGCATACCGCCACTTCGCAGTTGTCGGGTGCTCGTGTGGACGCAGTGTTGGATCGTGCTGAGGTGGATTTCCCTGTGTCGCAACGAGCGATCGATGCTGGTGTGGAGACGTTGCAGGCTGACACGGTGAGTGAGGGGACTGGCGTGTTGCAGTATTTGCAGACGGTGACGCAAACCGAGTCGGGTCGTTTGTTTGTGTCTGCTGATGGTTTGTTGACGTTTCAGAATCGTCGCAGCACTATCGACACGGGTAGTGCGGTGTCGTTGACTGATGATGGTTCTGGTGTGCCGTTCGATCAGATCGAAATCATTGTTGGTTCTGATCTGTTGTATAACCGGGTGACGGTGACTCGTGAAGGTGGGACGGCGCAAACAGGGTCGAACACGGAGTCGCAGGATTTGTATGAGATTCGTGCGTTGGACATTTCTGGTTTGTTGTTCACGTCGGATGATGATGCGTTAGAGTTGGCTGGCTATTTGGCGAACCGGTTTGGTGATCCTGCGTTGCGGTTCGGTCGGGTGCAGGTGAATCTGGCTGCGTGTTCGACGGTGCAGGCGGATGCGGTGTTGGGTTTGGATTTGGGTTCGGCAGTGGAGGTGAAGTTCACTCCGACTGGTGGCGGTCCGCAGATTGACCGGTATGGGGTGGTGGAGAAGGTGGAGCACTCTATTGCGGTGGATGGCCATCGGGTAGCATTGTCGCTGTCGGAGATGACAACTAATCTTTTTGTGTTGGATGATGCCGCTTCGGGCCGGTTGGATACCGGTGGCGTGTTGGCGTACTGAGGAGTAGATGGATGGCCACTAACTTTCCGGGTTCGTTGGATTCGTTCACGAATCCGTCTGCGACCGACAAGATGGATTCGGTGACGGTTCCTCATGCGTCGCAACATGCGAATCTGAACGACGCTGTTGAGGCTTTGGAAGCGAAGGTCGGTGCCGATTCATCTGCGGTCACCAGTTCGTTGGATTACAAGGTTTCCACGTTGGAAACAGATGTGGCTGCGTTGGAAACAGATGTGAGTGCGTTGGAAACAGATGTGACTGCGTTGGAAACTGGTTACCGGTATGTGCAGACGGTCTATTTCACTTCCTCCGGTACGTTCACGAAAGCGACTTATTCGTGGTTGAGTGCTGTTCGTGTGAAGTGTCAGGGTGCTGGCGGCGGTGGTGGTGGTACCGATACCGATGACGAAGGTGCTGCCGGTGGCGGTGCAGGAGGTTACGCAGAACGGTTTATTGAGGCTTCAAGTTTGTCGGCGTCAGTAACTGTGACAGTTGGTAGTGGCGGTGCAGGTGGGGCTGTGAACACGGACATCGGGGGTTCTAACGGTGGTAACACGGGGTTCGGATCATATGCAACAGGCAATGGTGGCCTTGCAGGTGCAGGTACGGGGAGTGTCGGCGGTAACGGAGGTAATGGTACGGCCACAGGTGGTCTTGTGATTCCCGGCAAACCCGGTGGCGGTGTAAATGTGATACCCGGTTTCGGTGGTGACGCTTTTCTCGGTCACGGAGGTTCACCAGTCGGAGCGCAAAACTCCACCACCGTACACAATAATCGCAAGGACGGTCGAAACTATGGTGGTGGCGGTGCTGGTGCATGGCAAAAAAGTGGCACAGGTACGACCGGTGGTAATGGTGCCAACGGAATCGTGATCGTGGAGTTGTACGCATGAGATACGCACTCGTTGATGCGGACGGTTTGGTTGTGAACGCCATCGTATGGGACGGCGAAACCGACTACACACCTGCCGACGGACTGACCGTTGTTGCCATTCCTGATGAGATTAGTGCCGGTCTCGGTTGGACCTACGATGGCACGAACTGGATCGCACCACCCGTCGAAGATGAGGAGGTCATCTGATGTCGAAACAGACGTTCACCGCAGGCAATGTCTTGACCGCAGCCGAAATGAACTCGTTGCAAACCAATGACTACAACTGGACCGTCACCACCAAGACCGCCAGTTACACGCTCGCAGCAGGCGACGAAGGCACCCGGATCGTGATGAACAATGCCGGTGCCACCACCATCACCGTGGACGATGCAGTGTTCGCTGCTGGTGACACGGTATGGATTCACAATGTTGGTGCCGGTGCGTGCACGATTACGGCAGGGACTGCGACGGTGGACAGCAGCAGCGGTCTTGTCATCTCCCAGTACGGAGGAGGGCTGCTTTATTTCACGTCAGCGTCATCAGCGATCCTGTTCCCATCTGACAACGCAACCGGCACATCGTACTCCCTTGTTGAAACTGTCTATTTCACGTCCTCCGGTACGTTCACGAAAGCGTCCTACCCGTATCTACGTGCAGTGAAAGTGAAAGTTCAGGGTGGCGGTGGTGGCGGTGGTGGCACAGACACCGACCAGAGAGGTGGTGCCGGAGGTGGTGCCGGAGGTTATGCAGAACGGTTCATCGTTGCCACGAGTTTATCGGCGTCGGAAACAGTGACAGTTGGCAGTGGTGGTTCAGGTGCGGCTGTGAATACGAACACTGCCGGTTCGAACGGTGGTAACTCGTCGTTCGGATCGTTTGCAACCGGAAACGCCGGTGGTGCCGGTTCAGGTATCCAAGACATCGGTGGTAGCGGTGGGTCGGGTTCTGCGTCAGGTGGTCTTGTGGTCAGCGGCAAACCCGGTGGTGGTTCATATGTTTTGAGCGGTTTCGGTGGTGACGCTGTGCTCGGTCACGGAGGTTCACCGTCAGGAGAGTTCAACTCTGCTGCTGCACACAACAACCGGAAAGACGGCAGGGATTTCGGTAGTGGTGGTGCTGGTGCGTGGAAACGTGCCGGGACAGGCACCACCGGCGGTGATGGTGCTAACGGGATTGTGATTGTGGAGTTGTACGCATGAGATACGCACTTGTTGATGTTGACGGTTTGGTTGTGAACGTGATCGTTTGGGATGGCGAGACCGATTACATCCCCGACGATGGGTTGACTGCTGTCCCTGTTCCTGACGATGTTGTTGCTGGTCCCGGCTGGACGTTTGATGGCACCGACTGGATCGCACCGCCCTATTCGCCACATCAGTGATGTTTGATCGTCCACGCACGTCGTGGGAACAGACAGGAATGACGGTCGGGGAGCACACCGACGCACGACCCATCAACTGGGGACACTAGGATGTTGTCATGAGTCGTCGGTACACCGGTTGGGATAGTAACGCCACGAGCAGGCGTGCCGGTTTGGAGAAACTGGTTGACCTGTGCGAGCAGTATTTTGGTGTGTGGAACAACGGCACTTGGGGTGTCCGTAAGAAGCGTGGGA